CCCGCCACTTGGGGAAGACTGTTCGGGTCGTAATCGCCCGATTTTGCCAATGCGTTTAAACGCATGACACAACGCTCAATCATATTTTTTACACCCGCTTTCTGATTGAGTTGGAAAGCGCGGTTACATAACTGAATAGCCAGTACAAGGGTTTCAGCATCATCAATGCCGCTTGCTTGTACTTTGCCTTGTGGACTGCGTAAAAGCAGTGCCGCCGCTAATTTTAGCCACTTCGCTGTGACAATTTCGTGCAACTTCCACTGGGTCGCCACGTTTTTAAAAGTTTGTGAAAAATATGGCTCCACGGATTGACCAGCTGCGGCGGTTTTATCTGTCCAGTTGTAAATTTGGTCTGCAACAAAGTTTGGCAATGTGGTTTGCCACCCTTGCGGCATAGATTGATTTTGCTCAATTGCTTTTTCAGCCAATGACAAGGCTCGGTCAAAATCAGCAATGTCAAACAAATACACAATGCAATAAACCAAGTAATCATTCTGATAAATTGCCCCTTTATCTAAATATTCATTCACAAAGGGCAACCACTTCGGTAAAAAGCGGTTGCGCTTGTAATCTAATTTTTCGGCACGTGTTGGGAATGCGCGCACCGCATTAACATCGTTTTGTAAGGCAATTTCAAGCACGGCATAATCATTACCGTGAGTGGCAACCGCACTTTGGTGTGTGTTGCTCTCTGATACTTGATTAATGTCTGCTAGTGCCTGCATTTGACGTTGAAAATCTCGCATTCCCATTTTTGGTTAGTTCCTATTCTTCACCATTTAATTTAACTTTGGTATGGTCGATAGCGGTCATTAAACCTAAATCTTCCACAACATAGCCTTCTTGACGATAATAAGATGTCACCACACCTTTTTTATCTTCATCGTTACGCAAAGAGCGACGTACACTTTCAGCTTCGGTATACACGCTTAAGTTTTTAAGCGTTGTCACAGCTGCAGCGCGTGCCGGGAAGTTCGGCGGAGTAATAGCATTCATGCCGCCGAATGAACCCATTAAGTTATGTGAACCTAATGCGGCTTTTTCGGTAGGGGTTAAACCATGTTTTTTCTGAATGAGTTTCGTTTCTTTGCTGACTAAATCCGCACCAACAAGGAAGACTAAGTCATTACGGTTTTGATGACGGAAATCTAAGCCTTGTTTTAAGTCAAAGGCTAAATCATCAAGATTCGCGTAATCGGCGTTATCACCAAAAATGGTAATTTTGCCTGATGATTTTGTGGATTCGGTCATAAAGTTGGCCGCACGTTGTTCTTGTAAAAGTTTCAACCAGCCTTTATTCACATCAGACAAATCTGTTTGAGTTGTATTATCTGCTACGCTTTGACCGTTCCAGCCAATTTGCAAGATGTCTAATGCAACTTGGTTTTGGAAATATTCACTATAAAGTTCCACAAGGCGATCTTTGAAAATAGCGAAGGAATCGAATAATGCCCATGGCACAATAATGCCACTGTCCGTTTCTGCTAATTCATAGCCATTTTGAGTATGATCAAGATTAGCCAAATTACGGCCAGTTTGTTTACGACCAGTAACGCCTTTTTCTGTTGCACCAAATAATTTTTGACCCTTCGTATGTGCTACTTGAATCATATTAATTTGTTTCAAGAAATCAGAACGCTGTTGAATATTTTCGCCTAACAATGCTGCTTCAGGTGCTTTAAGTGCAAAACTTTCGCCACGTAGAATTGAATCAATGGGTTGATTAAAATGTTTCGATAATGCAGCTGCAAGTGCATAAAACGCTGTTTTATTCATTGTTTAGAATCCTTTTGATAAGTTAATGTTATAGCCGTTTACGCTGTATACATTTTCGCTTTCAACGGTTGGCACGCCAGTTGGCACAGTGGTTTGCTCTTGGCTTAATTCGTTGAATTTTTTATCCAACGCCTGAACCGTTGTTAAAAGTTGATTGAACTGCTCTGCTGTTACGCTTTGCGGTTGTTCATCTTTCTTTTCTTCTGGTTTGTTTTCTGGTTCTTTGGTTTCTACTTTGGCTGAAAAATGATTGTCAATTTTTGCGCCTAAACCATTCACCGCACCAATTAGTTGCTCGAACTGTTTATCGTTCATTGCATCGTCCTCTTTATTATTGTTGTTATTGGGAGTTGGTTGTTCTTCCGTTTGGGTGGAAGATGAAAATAGTTTTTTAAAAACATTCGCTAAGGTGCGTAATGCCTTTTCTTCTTCAACATCTTCTTTTGCGGAAAAATCTACTTTGATAAATTCACCGCAAACACTGCCTTTTTGTTCAACATTGAAAAATTTTAATTCTGTGGTGCCTACGGATGCTGGGGAATCGGTTACACCTAGACCTGA